ACTGTTTTGAGCAGCCTGAGCTGAGGGTAGTGCCACACTTACTTGCTGTGGACCTTGTGTTGTGTTTACATTAATCTTAGCTGTAATATCTGGCATTATTCTCTCCCGTATGTATATTTATAACAAAAAAGAGTTGAATTAGATAGATACTTGTGGTCTTACATTAATTATACCTTCAATAACTCTTGTAATCGTGCTACTTGAAGTTTGTAAAATCTCTAAATCATATACATATCTGCCTTCGTCTAAAGCGCTTGTCTGGTCTGCCGTTAATGACAGAGAGATTACGCCTGAAGTTGCGTCTGCGGCTATTGTGCATGTGATTATTGTTCTTGTTCTAGTAGATGAATAACCCTTGGCCATTCTTGCCAAAGCAGTATATCCAGTCAAATTAAATGGGTTACCATTTGCGTCTTTGACCGTAACATCCGAGGTGAATGTTGTTCCTTGGTCTACTGATAAGTTAGCTATCGCTGCCATTTATTTCTTCTCTTCTGGTATTTCTTTTTTAACTAATTCTGCTATTTTTTTGTTATAATGTGTTGTTAACACATCAATTTTTTCAAGCTCAAGATTGTGTCTGACTTTAGAAGCCTGAATTTCTTGTCTTACCACAAGGTAATTTTGTAATTCTGGACTCATTTTAGCAACATCATAATCTTTGCCATCAATCATTACTGTATTCATAATTATCTCCTTATATTTACTATTTATACATTATAAATAATAATATTATTATTAAAGGAGAATATTTATGTCCCATTGGGTACTCGTAACATACACCAGACCTAATACAGATACAGCATGGTATGAACCTACTGCTGAGGCAAAAGAATTAATGAACACATTGAAAGATGATGACATTGTAAATCCTTCGGTTGAAGTTTATCAAAAAATAGAAACAGCTGACGGTTTAAAACAATACTACAAAATTTGTTTTAGAGAAGAAAGTATATCAATTGATATTGCTTCTAATTCTGTTTATATAGATAACGAAACAATAAGAAATGATTATTGTTCAGTAAATGGTATATCTTGTGATATAGAACATGTAGGTGAAACTGAACCTGAAACACCTACTGGCATTGGCGGCTAGGTAAGTTAAAATCTTTATAACCATCTATCTCTAATATTGCGACATTTTGCCAACACTTATCGTTAGTGTTGTCTTCTATATTATGATTGCATGTAAAATACATATCAGGTAATAGCAAAAGTTTTTTATCTTGAACTATATTCCATCTTTCTATCATTTTTTTCATAGCAACTCTTCTTTTAATACCAGATATTGAAAAGAAAGGTATCAAGTTTTTTTCTATTGCTATATCAATATGTAAAGGCAACAAATGTGTTGTAGCAATGCCACCTGTTTGATAAGAATTCAATGTGTTACTTCTACTATTTTTAAAATAATAACATCTATCTAATACTCTAACAAAATTTGACGGCCATTGTTTACTTTGAAACATGCCAGCCATTGCAATAACTTTATTATCTTGTTCTACAACATGATAGTTTAAATAGTCTGGTATTCTTCTACCAAAATCGTGAAAGTTATGATACGAGTCTTTTGAAGCTTCGTAAGATAATTTAGATACTGTATCTATATCGTTTAGTATGTTTTTAATATTCGCCTTCATTCGCCACCACATGTTCAAAGAAAGGAGCAATTTTAAAATCAGGTGTCATTCTACCTCTTCTAGTTTGACCTGTAAAAGGTATATCTTTGCCATTGCCTTTCCAATTTGCTATCTTAAACCATACACCACTTTTGTGTAATAATTTTCCTGGATTTTGTTTTAAAGGAAAAATAAAACTATCTATTTCTGGCTCTATATTTTGATAGATAGGTTTATTTCTCCAAGTCTCTATATAATCTACACTTAAACCTGTTTGTTCACTTGCTAATTTTATTAGGTCGTCCATACTCCAGTTTCCTAATTCACTATCATACATACTTCTACCAAGATTACCTACATTTTTTATTCTCGCCATTACATTTTTAATTTCTAATCTATTAAACATATGTAACAATCTACCAATAACTTCATCATTAATACCTTTTACTATAATTGTACCTGTGTCAATAATAAAGTTATTCTTTTTTAAATTTTCAAGAGCCTGTACTTTTTTAGTAGCACATCTCAACTCATCTATTTGTTCATACCAATCATCATTATCAGCACCATTCATACTAACATAACAATGTGTCAAACCATGTTGTTTTAAAGTTTTAACATAAGAGTCTTTTGCTAATCGTAAACCATTTGTAAGTAAGGTACATCTATGACCAGTTTTTTTAATATCTGTAATTAACTCTGGTAAATCTCTACGCATGGTAGGTTCAGCACCAATAATTCTAATCATTGTTCTTTTGGGAAATTTTTTGATAGCCTCTAACATCTTATCTTTATCCATGTCAGGTATTTCTCTGTTTGGAATATAACAATTTTTGCAACTCATATTACATCTATGTGTAACATCAATCACAACATCTTGAAAGATATTATTTTCCGGCTCTATCTCGTAATAATTTTGTGGTAGTGTCATTAATATTAAATCTTCCTAACAATGCAATTCTTTTTTTATTTGTGTGATTATAAACTGAATGTTTAAATGCCGAGTTAAGGAACCATACTTCTCCAGCTTTCATTGGATTTTTTACAGAACCAAATTGGCCAATTTGTTCACCCTCTAACATAACAACCAATCTATAAGTAAATGGGTCGTCTAAATGTTCTGGTATTCCTGATTGTGGTTCTAATTCTGCATATCTCCAATCAAAACAATCTTCAAAAAATGGTTTTAAACAATCAATATGAAAATTAAAATTATCTATATGTCTTTGATTATAAGTTTTGCCTGCTGGTGTTGAATAATCATGTTCTACACCATATACTCTAGTATTAACTCTATTTTTAATACCACGGTCATTACTGATAGGTGTTTCTAAAACATTATCTAAAAGAAGCTGTTTCTCACTATCCCAAAGATGTCCTAATTTTATAACCTCTGGTAACTTTTTTAATTTTGCATATTGATGAAGCGTTCTTTTTTTTCTTATCTTTTCATTCAATATATCGTCAACTATACTACTCATTTATTTCCACCTTATTAATTCGCCTACTTTTTTTATTGATTCATCTGTACACTTAACATTCATAACTAACATGTAAGCATTATCTTCAAAAGAAAATATAGTGTGCATTTTGTTAGTGTTTACAAAGTAAGCAGTACCCATTTGAAAATGTAATGGTTTCTCATCCATCATAAACCATAAACCTGGAGGATTACATGTTCTAATAGGAACTAATATTCTCATGTACTCTTGTTCTTTAATACTTCTTTGGTCTCTATGAGGTGGAAAGAAGCCGCCTCTTCTAAAATTTAAAAAGTGTGTACGAACTAACCATGGTTTAAATGGTTCAACAAGTTTTTTGGTCTCATCACATTTATGATAGACCTCTGTAAATTCTGTAAAATCTTTTTCTGTATAGTGTGTACCATTTTCGATATTATATTCAGCCAATGAATCTAAATCAATACCATTCATTGTGCCATCTGAACTGGTTACACTTAAACCGTATCTGTTGATGTTTTTTCTGGGGTTGTACTGTTTCCACTCAAACTTGCGAATATTATCTAAACACTTTGAGGCATTACAATTCAATCTCAATTCTATAACATCACCAAACGATAACAAATTATTATAACTCATAAAATCACCTTCTTTTTATTTATATAAATATTTATATGACTATGGAAAAGCTATTTGAAACTAGATACCAGGTTTACACATATTCTGATAAAGTACCTGATGAAAATTTAGTAAAAGAAATAATCAGTAAAACATATAAAATTACAGCGTCAAAACAAAATATTATACCTTATAAAATATGTGTTTTAGGACCTAATTGTAAAGAAGAAAAAGAAAAGATATTTAATCATGTACAAAAGGTTATGGGTGGTGGTCATAATCACAATATAAAGGCACCATATAACTTAATATTCACAACTAGATTAGTTACAAAACCTGGTGTACATGTACAAAGATTGATAGATAGTGGACATGACCAACCTTGTGCAAATCCTAAAAAATATAAAAAAGATAAACATAACATTTCACTAGAGATTGGTATGTTTGCAAAAATATTAACAGGATTTTGTTTAGAAAATAATTTAGGTGTATCATATCAATTGTGTTTTAGAGATTGGCAATACGAAAATGAAGAGGTGTTATTCAGTATGCAATTAGGATATCCTTCATCACCTAGAATTGAAAAAGGAGATTATAAACCTCATATAGATGAAGTTATAAAATTTAAATGATTAATATAGTATGTACCAGTAAACCTGGAGATGGATTACTTTGTTATAGTTACGAGCATTGTTGTTATCTAAATTCAATAGGTATCACAAGTCAAGTAGTAATAATTACTAATCACAAATTTACACAGCAAGATTATCTGAATAATATAAAAGAAAAATATATTACACCATATGCGCCTGTAATATTTAACGATTATACTCCTAAGCCAGATGATATTACTTTAATTATGGGTAGAAGTGTAATAACATTACCTTTCAAAGATAAAAAAGATTACACAAACGACCAACTATTAACAATGCATTTATTGTTTAGTGGTAATTTAATATCATTATATGCTGAAAATCAGCATGACTTATGGCAACCAGCTTTAGATTATTTTAAAACAAAAAAAGTTTATAATTTATGTGATTATGATGTTTATCCAAATGGAGAAGGAGAACAATATGAAAAAATGATTAATTTTGGTGTCTATAAACCAGTAAAAGAAGATATAAAATTTGACTATCTATTTTTAGGTACAAATGATGTATATTATAAAGAAATTGAAAAGCACATTGACAATTATAAATCTCATGGAATATTGACATATAACGAGAAATATATTATAATGGATTACAATAATATATTTGCACCTGTAGAAAATTTATTAGGTTTATTTAAAACATATGTTTACACAAAAACATATTTTGACCCAGCTCCTAGATTAATACAAGAGTGTAAATGGCTGGGTAAAGAAGTAATATATTTAAGAGATAAAAATATTAAAGACGGAGGTCCTGTCTATATGAAGAGACCTGTGCCGACAAATGAGATGTATAAAAAGAATATAAATATACTTGTAAAATTAATAATGGATATAAAATGAGAAGTCTAGCATTTTTTAATAGAAAAAATAAAGGTATTAATATTGATATCACACATAGGTGTGCTTTAGAGTGTCCTAGGTGCCAAAGACAAACTGCTTTTAGAGATAAAGGTAAAAAAGTTTATGGTGAAGACATGTCTATAGAAGATATTAAAAAACTGGCCGCTCATTACAATCATTTTGATTTTTGTGGTCAATTATCAGACCCCGTACATCATCCTAAATTTATAGAAATATTAGAACATTTAAATTCAGTAAATGTCGGTGCTAGCGTTCACAATGCGTCATCACAAAAACCTCTATCATGGTATATAAAAGCATTTCAAGCATACCCTAACGCAAGATGGATATTTGGTATTGATGGTCTGCCAAATGAGAGCCACATTTATAGAGTTAATCAAGATGGTGAAAAATTATTTAATATAATGTTAGAATCTAAAAAGTATTTAAAAGTACCACCAATATGGCAATACATCATATTTAAATATAATCAAGAACATTTAGAACAAGCAAAACAAATGGCATATGATAATGATTTGATTTTTATTGTATTACAGTCTTCAAGATGGCTAAGCCATGATGACCCATTAATGCCTACAAATCAATATAAATTAAGTTGGAAAAATGAAAAAACACCAGAAAAATACAGAGATTAAATTTAAACCTAAATGTATGGACGGTTCAATACAGACTGCCGTTACAAATAGAGGTTATTTAATACCATGTTGTTATATTGATGAAAGAATAGGTTTAGAATCACCACCTATTAAAAAACTAACAGAGGTTAGTAAAATAAGTGAAGTAGAAGATATTGAAGAAATATTATTTTCTAAACCATGGATGAAATTTGAAGAAGATTTAAGAACTGAAAATTGGCCAGAGATACCAGGAATATGTAAACATCATTGTCAAGTTAGAGGTGATGATAATATAAAGACAGAAACATACTTGTATAAAGGTAAAAAAGTAGGTGAGCATAAAGTATGAAGAAGATATTATTAGTTAGTGGATGTAGTTGGGGAGATAAAGACTTTGAGTCTGTTTTTCATAGAGATATGAATTGTAACTGGCCAAAATGGTGTGATTTGTTAGCAGAAAAATTAGATATGCAACTAGTTAATCTTTGTAAGTCTGGTGCCGGCAATGAATACATTTATTCATCTCTTTTTGATTATATTACAACACATGATACCAAAAATATAGGATTAGTTTTAGCCGCTTGGTCACAATGTCAGAGAAGAGATTTTGAAAAAGACAATATATGGTATAATCATAGAATTGATAATCCAGGAGATGTTTTATATTGGACAAAAAAATCATTAAGATATATGAAAAGTTTTGAATTACTGTGTGAAAATTATAATTTAAATTATAAACACTTTCAAATGGTAATGTTATATAAAGATGTTTTAGAAGGATTAAGACCAGGTGATGTAGAAATAATGGATGGTACTTTTGATATGGAATATAGACATGAGATTGAAGAAAATCCACCTCTTGCATATGAAAGAATTATAAAAATTTTATTAAATTTTGAATCACAAATGAGTAAAAATTTTATAGGTTGGCCTATAGATAAAAAAATTGACGGATTTTCTTTTAATAAATTTTTAGATGAAGACGATAGAATATCTGATTTGGATAAACACCCAAACGAAAAAGGGCAAATTAAATTAATGGAGTTAATATATGACAGGCTGGGACAAAGAATACTTACATAATAAAAAAGATTACCTAGAACTCTTTGATAGAGTTATGCAAAAAGAACAAGAAACAAATATAGAGTTTCTTGAAAAGAATTTATCAGCTAAATTAGGAAGAAATGTAGTTGTTTGTGCTAATGGTACAGACGCATTACACTTTGCCTTATTAAGTAAAAGTATTGGTCCAGGTGATGAGGTACTTGTAACAAACTTTTCTTGGATATCAACTGCAAGTGTTATATCAATGACAGGTGCAACACCTGTGTTTTGTGATATAGATATTGACACTTATCATATGTGTTTTGAGAGTATTAAAAAGATGTACTCTGATAAAGTAAAAGCTATCATATATCCACATTTATTTGGTAATATGTCAGACACTAGCACAATTAAAGAGTTTTGTAAAGATAAAGATATTGTTTTTATTGAGGACGCTTGCCAATCTCTAGGTTCTAGTTATAATGGTGTTGTAGCCGGTACGATAGGTGATATTAGTACCTTAAGCTTTAACGCAAATAAGGTTGTTGCTGGGATTTCTGGTGGTGGTGCTATCATTACAGACGGCGATACTGAAATATTTAAAAAATTAAGAA